TTCTTCTTAGGTTCCCTCCGATCAGTCATCGACTGCGACCGTAAGGCCGCGCAGATGAGCTACATCGGTCGCGCCCTGCCGAAAGGCGGACGCGGGGTACTCGAGAAGAGCTTAAAGGAGCACCGTAAGGTGCTTACTTCGGTACACAAAACGCCAGATAGCATCCTCGTTGCCGCTGAGGACTTCGCTGCCCGTTGGGCGACGAAATTCCTCAGGGTACCCGAACCAATCGGACCGTTGGTCTCTACTAGCGCCTGCGTTGAATTCCCCCGAAGAAGGGGAGGTCACGCAGCTGCTATGCAGAGATTGAACCCAACGGCCTTTTCGATCCTGTACCGTGGCACCGAGGGCGCTGAACGCGAGCAAGCAGCGTCGTCGGTTCAGAACACGACAGTGTACACGCAACGGCGGTTCGTCTCGGGTTCTGCTATTCGCGATGGTATGATACGTCGTACCAAAGCTTTAGGAGTCCCCAAGGCGGTTGCCGTTGCGCTTCCAGAACGTGGTTGGAAGAGCCGTGTTGTCACGAAGAGCCCTGTGGCTCTAGTGGCAATCGGCCATTTCTTCCGCGTCTGGTTACTGCGTGGCCTGAAGCGTGACCCCCGCTCGGGTCCTACTCTGGCTGGCGATCACCGGAAGGCGGTTGCGAATGTGTTCAAAACTGCTTATCAGGTCGGAGGGCGACTTATCGTCTCCTCTGACTTGACTGCAGCCTCGGACACCCTCGCAGCCGACTTCATCGGAGCCCTTGTAAAGGGGCTCCTCCGTGGGTCGCCTTACCTGCCAGAGTGGGCAGGTGGGATCTTAGCGACCTTAACAGGTCCTCAGATCATCACCTGGCCTGGTCTTGAGGGGAAACCTGTCAGTACCACGCAGCGGGGAATCCTTATGGGATTACCCACAACGTGGTCCATACTTTCCTTGGCCCAGTTATTCTGGTCCGAGTATGCATGGTCTGTACTAGTTGCCCCTTCAATCTCAGGCCCCCGGGTGGGGCTCTACGCCGAGCGCTCTCCATGCACCGCGATCTGTGGGGACGATCTTGTTGGTTGGTGGCCCAGACGGGTTATCAACCGTTACAATTCCGTCCTCAGAGACTGCGGTGCCGTGGTCTCCAAGACGAAACACTACATCGCTGAAAGGCGGTGTGTGTTCACTGAAGAGATATTCGAAATCTGCACCTCGGTGCAGGTTCCGGTGTCTTCTCAATGGGAAGCCTCGCGGCTTCGTCGTATTGGGGACCTCGGACGGGGCACAACTGACCTAAGATTACTCCAACGTGGGCAGGGTTCCCCCTGCCTTTGTTGCGTTGGAGTAAGGCGGGTCGCATCCGTTCCACTTCGTGGACTGGTGCGACCTCGCATAGTTGGTCATGCGGAAGCCCCGTGGTGGGTTGCGCTCGGTCCGACGATAGAGACGCTAACCCGTCACTCAGGGTTACCCCATGCAGTTCGTCGGGCAGTCCGTGTCCTCTGGCCCAGCGCTTGGCGCTGGTTCAGGGAACGCGGTTTCTGCCCCGAGCTGCCTAGGGCACTCGGAGGTGCCGGGTTACCGCCTCTCCGCGGAAAGCCGACGGGGACGTCACGGATCACCCGCTTCTTCAAGCGCGGGGTCGCAGGACTGCTCTACTGCACTAGGAAGATCGAAGGATCCCCTGGTGCAGCTTGGAACAGCGCCTTACCGAACCCCGGGCGAGAGGCCGCGGAGAAGTCCGTGTGGTCCGACTACGCGAATTCGACGATCTTGGTTCGAGC